CTCGCGCTGTCCAAGTAATGCCATCAGTTGATGTAGCAAGATATGATTCATTGGCCCCTACCACAAACTGTGATCCGTTGTGAATAATGGACTCACATTGCCTTGAACTTACGGCTGTAGCCAGTGAAGCTCTAAGTGTCCATGTGCCAGTGTCAGGAGAAGTAGCGCACGAACCGTTGCCACCTACTGCTACATAAAGCCCCGCAGCAAAGCTAAGGGCTTTGACTTGGTTTTGATTAACCGCCCTCATTTGAGTTGATCGGCTTGTCCAGTTGCTTCCACCGTTGGTGGATATAGCACAATATCCCGATGCGCCAGCACACAAAATAGTACCTCCATTGGACACTATGGCGAACATGTCACTGGAAGAAACTTGCGCAGCTAAAGTGGTGATATTTGTCCAAGTAAAACCACTACCTGATATAGCGCATATACCACTACTACCTACGGCTACAAAAACACCATGAGTGGAGTTCCATGTAACTGCATTGCAGGTTGTATAACTCGTTTGGACCGCGAGACTGACCCTGTTGGTCCATGTAATTCCATCTGGTGAAGTCACACATGAACCACTATCGCCAACCACACAAAATACACTACCGTTCCAAGCAATTGCTTGAGGGCTACCGTTTGTCCAAGCTGTTGCAAATGATGGCCTCTCGGTCCATGTGATTCCATCCGTTGACGTAGCACAAATCTCTGCACCGCTATAACCAACAGCCACATAGATTGAGCCATTCCATATCATGTCTGCTGGTGTTGTTCTAAGAACATTCGACAGACTTGTTCCTGCTCCGGTGTACGTCACGACATCAAAGAACTTTGGCTGCTTTCTAAAAGTCCAAGCTGCGTAGGTGGCATTATTTGTATTGATGGTAGACAACGACCCGATATTGAATCCCGTGGATGAAAAAGAAGTCACCCCCGTTGCTTGTGTTGTTTGAGCTGTTGTTTTATTAATTGCTAAATCGAAAGTTGCCCCGCGAGCAGTATCGTATAAGGCATGATTTGTAGCTGCGCTTCTGCTTTTAATCCAAACCAAACCACCCTTGCCCGCCAGATCAATTCCGTTGGTGATCGTCTGCGTAGAGCCATTGCCTGTGTACAACCAAGTGCTAAATACGTCTTCGATGTAGGTAGGACCAGCAGCCGCACCACCGCCAAAAGCGTCATACGATGCTGCCCCTGATGTTGCTTGTAATGGCATAGATTAAGCCTTGAACTGAGTGACAGAAGCCAGCACTGTGTAGGTGGCACTGCCTGTTTTGATGATGAGGTAGCGGTAGCTGTCGATGCCGCTTGCGTTACCCGCAGTAGGCGCACCACCAAGCCAGCGAGTCGTCACGCCAGAGGTTGTACCGTCCACTTGCACTGCGTTGTTGTAGTAGGCTGTAGCGCCTTGAGTGACCAAGAAAGCCACGGTCACCGACTGACCTGTTGCCAGTGCGGTGTCTAGCGATGTACCGCTAGAAGCTCGGAAGTTCACTGTCCAGTTCGCTGATGCGTTGGAGGTGTAGAACAGCACCGACTGAGTGGTGATGTCATAAGCAATCGTGCCTGTGGCTGCTGTGGCCGAGACCGTTGCGACTTCTGCTGCATCGTTCAATACAATAGCCAATGTGCTGGATGTGCCGCTGAAGGTCTTTGTGCCTGTGAGGGTCTGCGCGCTATCAGGCGTGACAACGTCACCCCAGCTCGGAGCTGCAGAAGCGCCGCCGGAAAGCATGGCCTGGCCCGACGTGCCGTAGGTCGCACCGCCGATGCCCCACTGACCTGCTGCGCCAATCCTGAATCGTTCTGCGGCAGCGCCCGCGCTGACGGTCTCAAACCAGATCGATCCAGCTTCTGCGCCCGCAGTGGCGCTGGTAATATCCGCGCCGATCCTGACGTACTGCTGATCAGCGCCGCCGCTGTCCTTGCCGCGCCAGATGAGCACACCAAGCTGGTCGGCCGCTGCTGGGCTTGCAGAGTTGCGGTACAGGACCACGTCGGGGGCAGCCGAACCGGAGTCGTCGACAGTCTCAAAGACAACCAAGTCGCCGGTGTTGTTGCCCTGAATCTTGAAGACGCCAGAGGCGGTTGAAGAACCTACGGTCGTGTTGCCCGCGCTGTCGAAGGTGATGCGGTCGACACCGTTGGTGGCCAGCACCAGCGACGTGGTGTTGTTGGAGGCCAAGCGGATGGCGCTTGCTGTTGCCTGGAACTGCGCTTGAGTCGTGCCGCTGACCTGCAGCAGCACGCGAGAGTCGGTGCCCGCGTTGACGAGCAAGTTGCCGGTCATCGTGCCGCCGCTGATCGGCAGATAGCCTGCAGCAGGCAGGTACGCAGCCGCCCATGCAGCGCCGTCGTAAACCTTCATGGTGCCCGACACGCTGTTGAAGTACAGCGCGCCAGTGATCAGAGCATTGCCGTCGTTGTCGACGGTCGGGTCGCTGGTTTTCGCACCCAGATAGCGGTCATCAAAGCTGTCGTAGCTTGCCGCCGCAGCGTTGGCGCTGGACAGGGCCGCGCTGGCGCTGCCCGATGCGGCCGTGGCGCTGTTGCCTGCGGCGATCTCGCTGGCAGACGCCGCAGAGGCCGAAGCCGCTGCGCTGGTGGCAGAGCCTAGGATCGAATCGGTGTAGGCCTTGGTGGCCCCATCCTGTGCGTTGGTGGGATCTGCCAGGCCGGTGATCTTGTTGGCACCCATTGCCAGCGCGCCGGACATCGTGCCGCCGGTCAGCGACAGCTTGCCGCCAAGCAGAGTGTCGGCCTCGGTCTTGGTGTAAGCGTCGGTGATGCCGTAGCCGGACAAGGTGGTGGGGTTCGTGCCTGCGGTCACGCGGCCGTAGACATCGACGGTCACCGAGCGGTAGGTGCTGGCCGAGACGCCGGTGGTGGCCAGGTCGATGTCGTCGGTGTTGACGACGATGCGAGCGCTGGAGGCAGTGCCGACGTTGAGGGTGTTGCCCGTCTTCGTCATACCCGCGCCAGCCGTGATCTGCCCAGCGCCGGAGAACTGCTCAAACGTGATCGACGTGCTGCCCAAGGTGCCGCCTGCGGCTACCGTGCAGACCCAGCCGCTGTTGTCGTTGGCGGTACCCTCTTCCACAAAGAAGAACGCGCCCGGCAGCTCTGCCCAGACGTCTGCGTCGGTGGCCCGGCTCCAAGAGCCCGCTGCCACCACATACACGCCGTTGGCGGATGCGCTCGACTGGTTCTTGGCCAGCACTCGGTCGCCAGCGATGACGGCCACGCCGTCGATCGTCTGCGTGCCGCTCAAGGTAATGTCGGCCGTGGTAGCCACGCGCACGCTGCCCTTGACGTCCAGCCCTTGGGCTACACCATCGACATATGCTTTCGTGGCTGCGTCGCCGTCGGCGGTCGGAGTGCCCACGCCGGTGACCTTGCTGCCGCCCATGGCGATGGCACCGCTCATGGTGCCGCCGGTTAGGTTCAGCTTGAGGGCGTCCTGCGTGTCGACGTAGCCCTTGTTGGCCGCGTCGCCGCTGTTGGTTGGGTTGGCCAAGCCAGTGATGGTGCCGACCGACCCGGAGTTCATGTCCAGCGTGCCGTTGATCGTCACGCTGTTGAATGTCGAAGTGCCGCTGGATGCGGTCACATTGCCGGTCAGGTCGCCCGTCACGTTGCCGATGACGTTACCTGTGACGTTACCTGTCACGTTGCCGGTCAGGTTGCCGGTGAAACCCGAGCTGGCCGACGCGGTCGTGAACGCACCGCTGGATGCGGTGGTGCCGCCAATCGGGGTGTTGTTGATCGTGCCGCCACCGATGGTCACTGACGTGCCGAGGCCTGCAGTGCCGTTGACGGACAGGTTGGTGAAGCTGCCCACTGCGCGAGTGGTCGCGCCAATCGGGGTGCTGTCGATGGTGCTGCCAGTGATAGCCAGCGACTGAAGCGCGGACGACGCAATCAGCGCCGTGCCCGCTGCGTTGACCATTGCCACCTTGTAGCCGTTGCCAGCCAGCGTCGGCAGCAGATTGAAGCCCGCAGTGACTAGGTCAAGTTCAGCGCGCAGAGCAGCCGAAGAGCCTGGCGCGTTGGGCGCAGGGTAAGTCGCGTGGTTGTAAAAGCTGTTTGGCATTATCGAATTCCTCGCCGGAGAGTGTAGTGAACGATTATCGAGTTCACGGTGAATGGCTGGAGCAGTGCGGACACCGAGGAGATCCGAATGCCCATGTTTTCTGCTGTGCCGGTGACCTCAACCTCTGATGGCGAGATGTCGTTGCCGTCGAACACGAAGTTGTCCCAGACCATGCTGTCCCAGTACGCAGAGCGCAGGTCGTTCTCGTGAGTCGAGTCACTTGGCTGATCCAAGAACTGGGTGCGGTAGCCGAGGTCGTAGCCGAAGGCAAACTCTGCGAACGAGTCACCGGTCATCTCGACGCTGGCCTTGCGGTAGCGCTTCAGGATGCGGGGCGACTTCGTGCTGTTGTAAACCAGGCTCAGGTTGGCCGGGATCACAGCGCCGTCAAACGACGTGCCAGCGTCCAGGCGGTAGACGAAGCCATCGCTTGAGCCGAAGAAAGAACTCTCCGCGCCGTCAACGCTCTGGCCCTCCGAGGTGCACAGCACGGGGTTTGGGAACTGGATGGGCATCGCGCCCACGTACTTGCCGTTGGCGATCGTCAGATACAGGCCGTAGCCGTCGCTGAAGAACACGCGGTACTGGCCCTTCTCGCGGTTCACGATGGACGCGCTGGCGAGGTTCCTGCGCACCTGGATGAACGGGCGCAGGTTCATGGTCAGCGACGCGGTGGCGAAGTTGCCGAAGTTGAGCGTGGTGCCCAGGCCCATGACGCCGCGCTCGCTCAGGATGTACGACTGGTCAAGGTTCTGGCCGGTGTTGGCCACGCCGCCAGTGCCCACGTTGAACGTGGACAGGGCGAAGTCTTCGGAGCTGGTGCCGTACAGCACCGACGTGTCGGTGCGGGTGTAGACCGCCATCGCGCCGCTTGACTGGTCGCCAGGCAGCGAGAGCAACTGCGTGATGCTGTCGTTCATGGCGATCTCGCCCGCGCCCAGCACGGGGTCCCAGACGTAGGGGTCACTGATTGCGCTGAACTGCAGCGAGTGGCCAAAGGCCAAGAACAGGTGCTGCTTGTGCACAGCGATGCGCGTCGGCACGTCGGGCGACATATTGGTGCTGATCGGCACCAGGTAAGTGCCGTCGAACTCAAATGCGCGGTTGACGCCGTCGCAGAAGTACAGCCGCTTGTTGGTCTGGCCGCCGCCAAAGTTGGCGACCGAAAACTGCACGCGACCGCCGGGTGCCCAAGTCATCTGACTCTGTGTGCCGTTGGCTAGGGCGAACTTGGTGCCGCCGACGTTGATGTGTTCGTTGTTTTGGAACGTGCCGGTGACAGAGGTGAAGATGATGCGACCCGTCGCGTGGGGCGTGCCGCCCCAAGAGCCGCTCTCAACCGTCACTCGGCGGGCCACGCCGGTGGCCCCGCTGGTGTTGCCGACGACGGTCGTGCCTTCGACGATCTCGGTCGTGCCGTCGTCGAAGCGCAGTTCAATGCCGAGGGTCACAGCAGTCCAGCCAGAGCTGCCGGACTTGTACATCGCCAAGGCGGTGCCGCCCGCGTTGTTGCGCCATGCATAGGTGGAGCCGTTGAAGAAGCACACGCCACGCACCGAGCCGGAGCCTGGCACTGCGGCGATGTCTGCCCGGTAGTCGGCGGCTGCCAGCGACTTGTAGGTGGCATCCTGCAGGCCGTCGGCCACAGCGCCAGCGATGGCGGAGATCGTGCCGACGTTGACCGCTGAAACAATCAGCGCCTCGCCAATCAAGAAGATGCCGGTCTCGCGGGTGATCACGACGTTGCCGCCGTCCACCGCGATGACCTTGCCGGTGGCTGCGGAGGTGTAGCCGGTGACGGTGTTGCCCACCGCGACAGCGCCGGTCAGCGTGCAGGTCAGCACGTTGTAGCGGGCGTCGGAGGGGTTGGGCCTGCCGTCGAAGCGCTCGTAGCCTGCGATGCGGGTGTAGCCGCCGTTCAGGGAGCACTCAAAGTTCGCTGCGCGCCGGACAACGCCAGGCGGTAGCGACAGTGTGGGGGTGATCTGGTCCAGCCCGCCCACCATGCGGATCTGGTCGTATCGAACCTGTGGGAGTTGATCCATCGCCATGCTTGAGCCGCCTTAAGCCAAAGGCTGTCCAAGGTAGACGTCTGGGATCTGCTCGCGCTCAATCTGCGTCAGCAGCTTCTGGTATTCGATCTGGCCACGGCTGAGCACTTCGGGTGCCGCCTCGTACAGGCCATACGACTGCATCGCCTTGTAGACGATCATCAGGTGGTAGGCCTCTGGCATCTCGGGCACGTCGGTGTCCGCCACCAGGTTTGTCGCCTTGGTCTGGTACTCGCCCATGATCTTGTAGACATCATCAGGCAGCGAGCCAAGCATGACGGCCCGGCCGTTGGGCTTCTCAGCGAAGACCACGGGGCGACCGTTGACCTGGAGGTTGAAGCGGTAGGTGTTGCGGAAGATCTGGTACTCCCACTCGACCAGCCACTGCTCGTCCTGCACGCCGATGGACTTCTTCTGGGCGCGGAAGGTCTCCTTGTGCCAGAAGCGCAGGTCGGTCATCAGGTTGCCGGTCAGCGTGTTGGTGATCGCGGCGGGCAAGTAGTCGCCCACACCGACCGCAGTCTCAAACGTGAAAGGCTCGCGCATCCAGTTCCAGTTGTTGTGCAGGCCCTGGATCTCCACCCACGCAGCGTCGATCCAGTTCACCAGCAGCCCGGCCATGCCTGTTTGATTGAGGACCGTGGTCGGTCCTGTGCCACTGACGGCACACTCCTGTCGGAGGCGTTGAACGAGCTGCAGGTAGTTCATGGCTTACTTAGGCAGGTTGCTGGAGGAGTTGACGCAGCCATGGCACGCCCTGCTTCGGATGCGGGTCGTGCATCACCTGGAAGGGGTACGTCAGCGACAAGACGTTTTCTTCTTGGAAACCCATGCTGCCATCCGGTTGCACGATCTTCTTCTGGCGCACACGCGACTGCTTGGCGTTCGCCAATACAGCAACGTGATACCTGCGGAGGATTGCAGTGTTGCCGCGCACCACCATGCGGTAGTCGCCGTTGACGTTGACTTCAACGAAGGACGCCTCGTTCTCATTGACGGGCTCGTTGAAGAACACCTCAAGCTCGTCGCGCATGAAGACCTCTTGGTCGATCTGGTCGGTGCTGATGACACGGTCGGTGTCGATCTGCACGCCCTTGGCATCAGTTGCCTCGGCCAGGGACTGCACGCCGTTGACGATGTCAACTTCGTTTGAGTCCACACTCTTCTTGCGTTCGTAGCTATTCACGCGGCTGGTTGGGTTGGTCATGGGTCAGGTCTCCAAGAAAGGGAATTCGGGCGGGGCCGCCCGAAGGCAGCCCCTTGCCGACTTAGGCAGTCAGCGGGTTGGCAGGCATGTCAGCCAGGTTGTAGAACGTGTCGGTCACGCCGGAGGCGCTCAGATCAGTTCCACCAGGCGTGAAGGCCGTGCCAGCGGTCAGCGCGATGCGCAGACCACCGATGGGGCACACGCCAGCAGGAGCGTCGGGCCACTGCAGGGCGATGCGGCCAGCGGCCAGCTCGGCGCTGTCCACGATCGGGCCAGGCAGGATTGACACAGTACCAGCGGCA